CGGGCGAGCGCGCCGATATCGTTGAGCGAATCCTTGCTGTCATGCGCGACCGCAGCAATGCCGCTGCGCAGCGCCGCTTGCTCTGGCGTTTCGGTCGGTTCCAGCTTTTCCACCGGAACGCTGGCCGCTTCATCGAACGGCTCCAGCTCGGCATCATCGAAGGTGCGGGGGGCTGGCTCGGCATCGAGCGCGGCAAGCACCGCAGCGCTGTCCTCTTCGCCCTGCGCTGCTCGCCGTGCCGCATCCTCGGCAGCATAGGCATCGTCAAGCGCGCGGCGAATGCTTTCCAGCTCTTCCGCCTCGCGGGCCAGCGCTCCGTCAAGGCCGCTCGCCGAATCGTCCAGCTCGTACCCTCCACCGGGCCGGGGCGGGTTGCCCTTCTGGCCCATCTTGCGGTGCGCCCAGCTGATAACATCGCCAGCTGTCATGCCGCGCAGAAAAGGATTGGCCTTGACTACATCGCCGCTCCAGACGCGCTCGATAGGCGTGCCGGGGTCGGCTTTGAAAACCTTCTTCGCGCCGCCAGCCCCGCCAAAATGGACGAGGTACAGATTGCCCTCCGTTACCGCTTCGCCCTGGCTGCGCAGGAACGCCGCGTTCTCGGCGGTCAGATCGCGCATCAGCTGATCCTGCAACGCCCCATTGCCACGCTTGGCCAGTATCTGTCCATCAGTCAGCCCGCCGCGCCCATAGCGCTTGACGTATTGGCGAACCCATGTGCTGTCGATGAACTGATAGCGCCCTGTCGCGCTCGATCGCGGGTTTCGCGCCGCATCGTTTCCACTGCTTTCTGCACTGCGGACGCGGCCCATGAACTTCGCCTCGGCGGTAGCATCGCCGAAGGCATTGCCACCGCTAACGCGACCGGGCCGGGAGGTCGGACGCACCTCGGCATTGCCGCCGCTGGGACTGCGCATGGGCAGGGTAGCGGGCGGGGCCATGTTGATCAGCGCGTCCATCGCTTCACCGATCAGGTCATGGTGCAGCTGCTGGCCTGCGCCATTGGGCCGGAAGGGCGTGCGGGCAAGCTCGGCTTCGTCGCGGGCATAATCCACCGCATCGCGCTCGGCCTGCGTCATTCTATCGGGGCCAATTACCTCTTCAGCCACATCGGGCAGGTCGCTGGGCTGCATCGCCTCTTTCGATCCGAAACGGTCGCGCACCGATTGCGGGAGGGAAGGCCAGATACGGTCACGGGTGCGCTGCCAATCGCCCGCCACGTTCTCGCCAAGCATTCGAGCCGCGCCGGGGGCCAGTTCGAAGCCACCCCGCAGCACGCCGCCTGCAAGGCCCGCACTGGCAATGTTCATCAGCGTCTCTTCGGTGGTCAGCTGGTCGCGTCCCATTGCGGTGCGCTGGGCATTGATCGCGGGCTGAAGCGCTGCCTCGGTCACTCCCCCGGCGAGAATTTCGGTCCCTATGCGCTTGGTGACCGTACTGCCGAAGCCACCGACGAACATGGACCCCACAACCAGCGGGTCGCGGAACGAACCGCCAATGCCGCCAATCAGGTTCGCCGCGATCCCGGCGCGTGAAGCCACTTCTTCGCGGCCCTCGATACGCTGCCGGTCTTTATCGCGCCAGCTCTTCTCGTATTCCTCCAGCGATCCCGGTAGGCTCGCGAAGCGGCCCTTGGCCTTCTCGCGCTGTACCAAGGCATAGATTTTCTGACGGTCCCATGTGCCGCCTGCACTGGAATAGGGGGAGCGGGCAATCAGCTGATCGCTGTCGTAACCCAGATCCTCCAGCGCATCGGCCAACGGGCGGTAAGCGTCCATTTCGGCCAACTGCTCATAGCCCGTGCTATCGGCAGCAGCTACATCGAAGCTGGCAGAAATGCCTTCGAGAAACCCCGGCTCTTCGGGGGGTGGACCTTCGGCGGTGCGGCGCGTCGGCATCACTCTCTGGCCCGTGGTCAATGGCATCGGCATTAGCGGTTCCCCCATACGCGCAGACGGTAAGGCTGCTCGCCTTTCAGCAGCAGGCCGCTCTTGCCCTGAAGGACGTAAACTGCTGCGCCTTCAGCGTCGGTTTCGACAAAGACAGGGCGGAAGTGCTTCTTGATATCGACCGGCTGCGCAGCCCGGCCATCGGCATAGGTCGCGCCCGGAAAGTCAAACCGGGCAAAGCGGCGGGCGAATTCCTGCTCGCTCACATCGGCAGGCAGCTCGACCCGCTTGCCCTCGATCGAACCGACTCCGCCCTGCCATGTGCCATCGGCACGCTGCGTCCCGCCCGTAACGGCGCGCAATGCAGCAAGAAAATCGCCCTTATGCCACCCGGTTTCGCTTTTGTTGGAGGCGCGCGATCCCGCCATTAGGTCAAGCGCCACGTTCATCATATCATCGGTAATGCCGCCGATATCGTTGACCGTTTCGCCTAGGTACTGCCGCATGAGAGATTGCACTTCGTCCTTGCCGCCTTCGCTGCGGCCCTTGGCTTCGGGCAGGAAGTCGGCGGGACGGTCGGCGCGGATGGCCGATCCTTGAACGGCCAGCGCCTGATTGCGCGGGCTGAAGCTCGACATGAGCTGCATCGAAACGGACACCTGCGAGGTTGCCGCAAGCCGCTGGCTGGCGGGCAACTGGCGGGCACGAGCGAGCGCCTCCAGCTTCTGTTCGGGCGTTCCCTTCCACATCTTGCCCAACTCGTCGGCCTCGCGCGTGGTGCGGCCCTTCAGCTGCTGCTGGATCAGCTCAAGCTCGCGCTTGTCTTTAGCCGTAGCATCGCCTGCATCCACTGTGGACTGGAGCGCCTTCTGCCGGTTCATCAATTCGGGCGTGGCGTAGCCCCGAAGGCTCTGTGCAGTAATCGAATTCTCGGTGAAGAACTGGAATTCCAGCATGTCGCTTTCCGGCACGCCAGCCTGCCGCATAGCAGCCAGCGCGGAGTTGGCATCGGCGGCGGAAACGTCTTCGCCGTTTTCCATGCGGACCTTCAGGGCCTTGGCCTGTTCCAACGCCGTGCGCCGCGCTGCGCTCGCCGCTGCGTCTGCCTCATTCTGGGCAATGCGGTCAGCTTGCGCCGTTCGGGCAAGCCAATTGCTCTTGGCCTTGTCGTCCAGCACATCATCGAAATGACCGGCTTCGATCCCGGCGCGCACTGCTGCCTGCTGCCCGCTGTCGATCAGTCCCGTGAACAGACTGCGCGTGCCGACTTCCTGCAACTGCGTGCGCAAGGCGGCTTTCGTCGTTTCATCCGTATCCAGCAGCTCGATCGCGGTTTGACCTTCTGCCATAAAATCGCTGAAAGCTGCACCGCTCGGCTTGGCATAGAGCCTGCCTGCTGCGGTAGTTTCCCATTGCTCCCAGCTGTTGGCTTGATGCTTCGCTCGGGCCTGTTGCTCCCAGCCCCGTTCGGCCAGTGTGGTCCGGGCAGTAAGATTGGCGACCATCGGACGGAAACGGTTCTGCAACTCGTCGTCCTTGGGTATCTCGCCAAGGAATTTTCCGGCCAGCGCGTCGAGCGTTTGGCGTACCTTATCCTCATGTTCGGGCGCTCCAGGCGGCGTCGTCTTGCGTAGTTCCTCTATCGCGGCGTCGGCCTCGACTTGAAGATCCGCATAGCGGGTCAGCAGGGTTGCCCCCGTGTTCGCCCGCCAGCGGTTCATTTCAATATCTTCGATCCGCGCTTCGCTGTCCGCAACCTGCTCGTCGACCTGCGCCTGCTGGCTTGCGGCGCGGCCAACGGTCTGCGCGACTTGACCGATTCCTGCTGCGATCGCTGCACCAGCGCCGGGCGTGGACCGCACTTGGCGGGGCAGGGCCGAAACCGGGATGCGCGCCTGATATCCAAAATCTGCCATGTCAGCCGCTCCTGCCTAATCTGACGCTGCGCTCGCGGGCGCGCTGCCCGGACAGCGTGCGCTGCGCGCGAAAATCTCCAGCACCGGACAGGGCAGTGCTGACCGCGCCGAACACACCCGATATCAAGGCATTCTTGCCCGCCCTTATGCTCTCGTCGCCTCGGCGATTGTAGTTCTCGCCCTCGCCATAGGCGCGCTGCCGCACGGCGGCCGCATGGCGCTCGGCATTGAACGCGCTTTGTTCGATCAGCGTTGTGATCGACCCGCCCGGCGCAAGGCCGTTGCCACCCTGCGCTGCGAGCGATGCGCCGGCAGCCATCCGCTCTTCGTCGAATATCTGCGTAACGTCTTGCTCGCCTGCCAGAATGGACAAGCGCGCATTCTCGAAATCGTCGCCTGCTGCGCGATAGGCGGCGTCGCGGCCTGCCACGCCTTCGGCAAGCTTTCCCCCAGCGGCAAGCGCCACAGCGGCCAATGGTACGAACGCGCCCATGTCAGTCTTCCCTCAAATTGACCATGACGACGCATTCGCCGCCATCGGGATAATAGGATTGCAGTCGGGCCTCCTCGGAAAATCCACACAGCTTTGCCCATCCTATGGCGCCGGGGTTCGCAGCGGCCACGAACGCATCGAGGCGGCGGTGTGAAAGCGAATTCACAAACGCGCGCACCCGCTTGGTAATCCAGAGGATATCGGCACTGGCATCCCGCGAAAGGGCGGCCCAGACGGTGGCGTGGCCCGGATGGCTTTCGACAGCTCCACCGCACAGGATCGGTCGCTTGCCCATCCCGTCTTCGCGCCAGAATGTGAAGGACGGTCCGCCCCTTTCGTACAGCTCGCCAAGCGACCTTGCATCCTGCGACTGCGCAGCCAGTTCGAGATCGGTAAACGGGCGGCGTTCAAGGCTGGAGAAATCCGCCGCGGCGAAAGGAAGAACACGCAGCATCAGAGCTTTTCCATGTTCAGTTCGCCACCCCAGCCCAGAACAGTGGCTTGGAATGGCGCTTGTCGCTCGACGCGAATTCGCGGATGGCGCGTGTGATCGCCTATTTTCTCTCGGAAATAGAACCCGGATAGCGCACCGCGCGGGTTCTGCGGAATGTGGTTCCCGTCAATCGTATCCACTGTCGAGACATTGTCCGGCACGCCGAATGCCAAGCCCCGTGAAGAATCGAACTCGATCCATGACCTGCTGATGCGTGCCTTACGGGCACGGGCAGGGCCGCTATCCCCGCCGCTTTCCCAATCAAGGCTTTCGATCCACGCCGGAAATTCCAGCCCCGCTACAACGCGACCCGCTGCCTTCGGAATAACGAATTCGCCGCTGGCGCTGGTCTGGACGCGATGGAGAACACCGTCTGCGACCACTGCAACCGCCTTGTTCGGCAGATGCCCTATGGTGAATTTGGTTTTGGCCGGGCCTTCATATTCCGCAGCCATATCTACCATGCAAGCCGTGTCGTCGGCATCGCCATCCAGTCGCCATGGGGCCATGCGCAGAATGTGAAATTTGCCCTCATACTCGGCAGCAATCCAGATCTGCGCGAAAACGCCATCGGGATCGGTAATCGATACCATAGAATGCGCTACCATGCCTGGCGCAAGCAGGCGTTCACCGAACCCCAGCGCATCCTCTTCAGGCAGATAGACCGCACACGCCAGCGATCCATCGCCCCGCGCTGCCCATAAGTGATTGAGGGGCTGCTGCTGCGCGGCAAGATCCGTAAAGCCGACCTTGCCCAGATGGCGCGCGTAGCGGGTCATGTCGAATTCCTGTTCGACCTGCCGACCCGCATTGTAATCGACCTCGTAAATGCGCCGCCCGCTCCGATCGACATAGAGCGTGCGCGAATTGATGCGGACAGGCTGCGAGGTTTCCAGCGCTCCGGCATCGTTCTGCCGCTTCGCCTGCACATTTCCCGGCGCAACACCTTTTGCCGCGCTGGCAGGGCCGATTGCATGAACCCCGCTGCCAGTCAGCGCGAGAAGCGAATCTTCGACAACCAAGTGCTCGATACCGTTGGGATCGTCGATGGGTGCGATGAACGCCATATCGTCACTGGCATCGCCGCGTTCGTTCAACTCGGCAAAGTTCTTCAAATCTCCCGATACTGAACCATAGATCGTATTGTCTTTGGCAACGCACAAGCGCTCGTTCCAGACCGCGCCGCAAGTCGGCCAACCCCGACGATCGCTGAAAACACCGAACGCCCAGCGATAGGTGCCGTAGGAATAGCTGACCTGCACGGGCGGCTCGATATATTCCCCATAGCCCGGATCGTAATAGCCGCCCGTATAGGTATAATTTCCACCCACGACTGAACGCGGCATGGTTCGCTCTACCGTCGCACTTACTTGCGTGGGGCTTGTGTAGCCGGTGATGCGCGCAATGCCGTAATGATCGTGGATATATTCAAGACGGACACCCGCTGCATCCTCGTCATTGATATCTTTACCCTTGGCGATCCCGTCCCACTCGACACCTTCGGTATGTTGGGGGGACAGCCCGCCCGTGCGGCTGCCGCCTACAACTCGGTAAACGCGTTCGTCGAACGTCAGCAGCTGGCCGTTGGTAACGGTGATATACGGCTCCCACGCCGTAACATCGCCAAAGTCCTCGACCTCCATGCGGAACAGCCCGCCTACATCGCCCTGCTCGAATATGGCCTGCGAAGCAGTCAGCGTGATATTGCCGCTGGGCGCGCTGGCCGTGACCCGCAAGCTGCGGACAGTGTTTCGCGGCTCGAATGGACCGTTCTCGAACACGATCGGTTTGAAACTGAAGTCGGTAGCACCCTCACGGACGAACTCGCGTGGTCTTACCGAACTATGCCAGCAATAGAGCACATCGTAGGATTCATGCGTGCGCAGTTCTTTCACCTGGTGGAATGTGTAGGGACTGGATACCTCGACCGGCACACCGGCCACTGCGATCAATGCGTCATTGGTGAAGACGCGAGCAAATCCCTCGGACATTTCGATGGCATGGCCGAGCGTCTTGCTGGGTTCCAATCGGAAAAGGCGGCAAGGGCCCTTCGCCTCTGCGACATGAATTGTGCCGGGCATCGCCTCAAGCGGGCCTTCGACAAGAGGAGCGAAACCGACCAGCTCTGCGACGGAAATAGAATAAAGCGATTGATCAATGCGACCGCGCAGACGCGACGATATCGCGCCGCCGTTGAAACTGACCTGTGCCGGGGTGACGCGCGACATGACTTAAAGCACTCCGCGAAACCGGGGATCGTCACTCTCACGGCGATAGCCGCGCGTTGCACCACTCCAGCTGCCGCGCGCATATGCGCCGCTGCGCTTGGCACGGCCACTTTCCAGCCCGTCGCGGCGCTTGGCATTCTTTAGCTTGTCGAACGCCATGTCGGCCATTTTGGTCGCGATGCTTGTCGATCCGGTCACCGCCTCGGCCATACGCGCGGCAAGCTCGACTTCGACCGCAAGCGCGAAATACGGGGGCCAGCGCGTCGTGTCGTCGATCTTGCTGCTCGACAGGTAACGAATGGGGAGCGGGGCTTCGCTATCGGTCAGGATTGCGCGGCCTTCGACCTCGCATTCGAAATACACATCGTCGGCAGGCCGGGGAGGGAGGAACCGCAGACAGTCGGGAGGCAGATCGAAGCTGCGTTTCCAACCGTGTTGCGGAGTGCCGGTTTCCGGCAGAATGTCACGCTCGATCGCAAAATTGAAAGGATGCTCTGCTGTCAGGTAAAGCAGCACCGCATCCCAATGCGTTGCGGCATCCTTGGCTACTTCGCTCGTTTCATTGATGGAGGATACCCGTTGGGTGCTACCCAGCCTAGCCAGCGCTTGGTTGACGATATCGGTCTGGGTACGCTGCTTTGGCATCTGGCGCTCCGGGCGGGGAGGGAAGGCAATGCGCCGGGGTTTCCTGTCCCTGATCCGGAAAAAATCGGCTCTCACCGCCCCGGCGCACTGCGCAGGTTCTTCGCGGGGACGGGGAGGGTCGCCCCCGCGAAGAGGTTAACGCTTGCTGGTTGTGGTCTTCGTGATCAGCGTGCCGGCACTCGGCACAGCTGCGCTGGGCTTGAGATAAATATCGGTCGGCTTGTTGAAGGGTTCACCCCCTGCCGTGGCGATATTCAGCACCAGCTCCTTCTTCGCATTCGCCGCAGGACCGGCCTGTGCAGCGCCGAAAGCGTCGGGGTCGGCCAGCGTGCCGATCGTAAAGCTGATGGCTGACAGGTTGGCATCTGATTGCAGCGTGACGGTCTGGAGCTTGTTGCCCTCGCGCACCTTGGCAATCAGGATGGCATCAGCGGTTCCGCCCTCGTCGGCAAGATCGAACTTGTTGTCGAAGATCCGGGTGGCAGCGTTGAAAATCATGCCCGACACAAGCGCGGTCGAGGCGGCGAGTTTTGCGTAAAGTCCCTTCATGGTACTTGACCTTTCGTTTGCGGGTCAGCGGAGGCTGGCCGCGAATGGGGGAAGGGCGGACCCGAAGGCCCGCCCAGCTATCACTGGTTTTTGACGATGAACGCCAAGTCTTCGTCGGTACGGGCACCGGCAACGCGGCTGCCGCCCCAATACTGCGTTGACTGGTTCTTGCCCGGCAAACGGTCGATGTAACCGCTGAACTCGTCCCAGATACCCATGTGCATTCCCTTCGGGAACACGATGGGATTGACGCGGGTTTGCTCGTTGTCCTCGAAGAAATTGTCGTAGGATTCGGGCAGGCTTTCGCGATCGGGATTGATCGGCATCCAGCGGAAACCCATGAACGGCTTCAGCTCGCCATCTTCGAGCGGACGCGCGCCGTTATAGTCGAAGGACTTGTATTCCTCCATGCGTTCAAGGTCGGCCTCGTCTTCCGGGAGGAAGTACCAGATCGGCATTTCGCGCTTGAGCGGAGCATTGCGCTTACGCATCAGGGCGCGAACCTGGACTATCTTTTCGTAGGTCAGCCCGGTGCCGCCGTGTCCGATAATGTTTCCGTTCTTAAACGGGACGGGCGTATCGCCGCTCTCGCCGGTATAGGCCACGCCGAAGAATGCCTTGAACAGCATGTCGTCGTGATAGGCTGCGGCCGCTTCGGCGACCTCGGCGATGGCCGGGCTGCCAAGGTCAAGGCTGACTTCCATCTGATCGTCCGGGTCGATCATCGGCGCGACGGTCTTGGTACGGCCCGGCTTGATCCAGCGGGCAACGCTGTTCAGCTCGGTATTGTCCGTATCGCCGTTGCGCTCGGTCTTTTCCTGCATCGTGAGGCGACCGAAACGGTTCTCGATACGGGCCTTGGAATTGCCAGAATAATTCTCGGTGCTGCCCGCCATCTGGCGACCAAGGCCGGGTTCCTGACGAAGCGTGGTGGTGACATTGTTCGAGAAAGCAGTGTTGCGATGCTTCTCGCTGAAGTGCGGTTCCATTCGTGACCTCCTGTTAGGTCGAAAAACAAGGGTAAGGTTGCTTCTCGACCGGGGAGGCAGCCGAATGGCCGGGCCGGTCTGCCGGGATTACGCTTCCGGTTTACGGGGCTGCTTTTGCCCGTAGCACCCGGGGCCGCGCGAAGCGGGAAGGCCGGGGAGAGGCGGCTGCGGGATTGAAACGCAGCCGCCTCTGAAGTGACGAATTACCTATCAGGGGAAATTTGTCAATCGCCCGCTGCGATCTTGTTCCACTGGTTCCACTGTTCGGCTTCCTTGGTTCCCTTCTGGCTCGCCAGCTTGATGAACTCCTTATCGCGGCTCTTTTCGTCGATCTTGGCCTGCGCCTGTTCCGCGCTCATTCCGCCAAGCCGCAGGGTCACGGCATCGCCATCGACTTTTTCAAGCTCGCCCGTTGACTCGGCCAGCTTGAACAGCAGTTCCATGGTCGCGCGCGGTGCCAGCGAATTCTCAAGTCCGGTCAAAGCTTCCTTACGCTTGGCCTCGTCTTCGAAACCGGGCAATTTCGTCAGCATGTTACTCACGGCCTCAAGCCGTGTGTTGAATGCCTCCGGGCCAATTTCCAGTTCGAAGGCGGAAAGCTCGGCCTTACCGTCCGACGCCAGTTTGCTAAGCGCTTCGCCCTGGTGCTGGTTGAAGAACTTGGAAATTTCTGTGGCCTGCACCTCGGTTAGGCCGATACGATGCGCGACCGGACGGAACGCCTCGGCGGTCGCGGCGCTGTCGCCCTCTGGCACTTCGAACTTGTACGCTTCCGCGCTTTCCGGGCGTACCTTGGCAATGAACTCGTTATAGGAAGCTTCATCGCCCGCCTTCGGCAACGCCACCCGGCCCCGTGCAAAATCCTGCGTCTCGATCAGCGCCTTAGCAACATCGTCCACGCTGCCATAACGTGACAGGCGATTGGCTACATCGCCTTCGCGCAAGCTGGCGTCGGACAGGCTGCCCATCCATTGGGGCGCTTGCGTCGGCGCTGGAGCAGGTGTCGGGGTCGGCGCTGGGGCCTCTGTCGTGGTGGGCGTCGGGGTCGGCGCGGGGGCTTCAGTCGTGGTTGGTGTCGGGGTCGCGCCGTCGATTGCGCCTGCTACTGCATTCATCGTTCATTCCTCCCATTGAGTTTGTCGGAAAGTGTCACCATCGCCGTGGGATCGAGGCGGGCGAACAGGTGGAGCATGAGGCGACGCATTGCGGCGCGCTCACGCAATTCTTCATTGGTGGCGAGCGGGTTGTCCTTGCCGAACCGCGCGGCTTTCAACAGATCGCCAAGCACCAGCTCGGCAGCCTCGGTCAGCTCGCCATCCTTCATAAACAGGCGGCGATAGGCGGTCCGTGTCTTCAGCTGGGCCAGCAGCTTGTGCTTCTCGACAACCTGCTGCGCCTTCAATTCGTAACCTGCGGGATCGCTCATGCCATGCCGCCTTCAATCGCGGCAGCCTGCGCGGTATTCTGTGCCGCATCGGCCAGTAGCGGGATCGTTTCGCGCAGTTGCTGGGACTGTTCGGCTTGCTCTTTCTTCTGATCGAAGGCAGCCTTTTCCTCGTCGGTTGCCTTCATGCTGGCGGGCACGCCGGAATTCTCGCCCAGCACAACCATAACCTTGTCCAGCGGGTACTGGCGCATGAAGTTTTCCAAGACTTCCCCTGCCTTATCCCCTGCCAAACTGGCCACCGCGCCCACCTGCTCGGCAAGACCGAGAAAAGCCGCGCTGTCCTGTGCCTGGATCATGCGGGAAAGCTGGTTGTCGTAGCGCCAGTGAAAGCTGCCGTAGTCTTCGAAATAATCGGCGACCTCAGGCGGCATGTCGTCCATCCAGCCATGCTCGGACATCAGCACCAGCTCGCGCTGGGTCATGGGCGAAAGCCATTCCGCTTCCTGCCGCGCATAGGGGGCAAGCAGCACGCCCTTTTCGGCCAGCTCTTCCGTGGTCCGGGTTGCAGTGATGTGCGTCTTTAGCTCGCGGTTGATTTGCAACAGGTCGCGGCCATACGCCTTGTCGATCGCCATGCGCGCTTCTGCCGACAATTCTCGCGCATCGCTCGCATCGGCTTCGGTCAGAAACTCACGGAACAGCGGGTTGCCGCGTTCATCGACCCCGCCGTAAGTGATCCCAAAGGGCGACAGGTCCAGAATGGCACCGTCCAACTCGTCGTCCTGCGCCAACATGGGAGGCTTCAGCCGCAGCTCTGCACCCAAAGCGCGGTCGCCGCTGATTTCCTGAAGCAAGATGATCTGCGGCAGCACGCGCATGGTCGGGCTGTATCCCCAATCGCTGGTGGCGGTCTGATTGTAATTGCTGGTGATGCGGGGCTGCGAGAGATAGCCGCCCACCTTGAAAATTTCGTCGTCCTGCCCCTGCAAATAGTAGCAGGACCGAATGGGCTTGCCTTTCGCGTCGATGCGCTTGGGGTCCATGCCGATATTCGTTTCGACGATATGCAGGAAAGAGAACTGGCGGGATTTCGTGCCGTTCTTATCCATTTCCTTCTTCACGGCTGCGGGCGCGTCCTCGCCAAACTTCAGCATCGCCTGCTCGGCGGTCAGCGAAAACTGGCGATGGGCGCGAAGCGTTCCGTTCTTGGCGTCCATTTCCTTGAAGATTTCGCCAATGAATTCGCTCTCGTAGCGCAGCCCGATAGTCCGTCCCATCGAATCGCGGCGTGGCTCCACCCACATGCTCTGCGCGCCGAAGGCAAACAGGCTCATGGCCGATTGATGCACCGCACTGGCGAACCCGCTTTCGGGATCGTGGCGCAGCTGGAAAAGCCGCTTCTCGATCTGTTCGACCCACTGCTGGACCCGGACGGACTTCATCAGCTTTTCATCGAGCGAAAGGCTCTGCCAGCGCTTTCCGCGCGGCATCACGAACCCTTCGAACACGCTCACGCCATCGTCCAGCGCCTGCGCGGCATAGGGATCGTGCGTGCCCATTTCGCCCGGATGGCGCTGGTTCTGCCAGCGCTGCATCGCGCCTTTGTGAAAATTGTCCATTTCGGGATAGACCAGGCGCGCGATGGTCGACCAATGGCGGTCGATCGCAGCCCGGTTGCGCTCCATGCGCGTCTGGTTCTGCTTGATCGTGTCTTTATCGAACATGGTCCCGGTCTATTCCTGTTGGTTTCAGGCGGTCGCGCGAGCGATCCGCGCCGAAAGCGCCTTGCAGTATTTCGTCATTGCGGCGTGTTGCTGGGCGAGCAGTCTCTGGTCCTCGGCATCGAGCGCTTGAAATGCTTCACTGTTGAGGAACTTCACCAACCTATCTTTGCGTTCAGCCAGCTCGCCGAACTCGACTTTCATGCGATCGACATGCGACGGAGCTGGTTGAACTTCGCCCATGTCAGCCTTCGGCCTTTTTGGGCTGCGGCCAGTTGTCGAAGAACAGCGTGCCGGGCGGCAGCTTGCTTTCGCCGGCACCGCCAACGGGCAGGGCGGTAACAAGGCGGCATTCGGAGATTACCTTGCCGGTCGCATCGAGCGCGAAAACGCGGCGCAGGTCCTGCGCAGCAGCCTTGCCTTCGGGGAAGACGATTTCGCCGTTGTAGATCATACCCGTGCGCTCGCGCTTCAGGTATGCATCGCGCGTCGGAAGATCCGGCAAGCCCTTTAGCGTGTGCCCGTTATCGTCGGCGAAGGCCAAGCTGGCGATGCTCGGCAGCGCGGCATCGCTGACAGACAGCTTGCGCGGCTTTTTCGCTTTCGGCTTCGGGGCCGCGTTTTTGTCCGCTTCGTCGCGGGCAACGATAGCCTGTTCCAGCTCGGTGACGCGCAGGCGCAAGGTCTTTGCCTCGCCCGGTTCCTCGAACTTGTCGCGTTCGGTGAAAACGTACAGCGGTAAGCCAGCCTGATCGTGCGCCTCGACTGCCGCGGCGAGACTTTCCTTGGCCAGTTCCACGCGGGCTTCCTGCTCGGACTGGATCGCTTCGGACACGCCCTTGCGCTTCTGCGCCTTATCGTCGTCCTCGGCGTTCTCGGCATCGTAAAGCGCTTGCAGATCGGCCGCGCTGGCCTTCGCCAGATGCGCCGTGACGGCTTGCTCGTTGCCCTTCAGCACTTCGGCAATATCGAGACCATCTTTTTTCTTGTCTTTGTCTTCCATGATTACACTCCTTCAGTTTTCGATTATCCGCCCAATTTCGTTTTCTTTCCTCCGCTGGCCTCTTGGTTGCCCCGGCTGCGGCGATTGGCATTGCTGCCCGTGCGGCTCGCCAGCACATCGTTGACCAGGCTGGATCGCTGGGCCTGCGGCGGGGCCTGAAGCGGGGCCTTTTCCGGCTTCGGCTTGCTCAACAGGCCGGGCACCAATGCCCCGACCAAACCGCCCGCGAATTTTACGATTGATCCCATCGCTTCACCCTTCCGCGTCGTAGGTTTTCGCGAAGATTTCTGGCTTGCAGGGGTAAACCTCGCCGCTGACACCTTGAATGATGAAGTCGCCGGGCTGCGCAGTCATGTAGCCCTCAAGCGTGTTGATCTTCAGTTGGGCAGGCTCGAAGCCAAGAACGTCGATGGAACCGGTCTCTGTCGGTGACTTTGCAAGCCCTTCGACAATCCACGCAGGAGGACTAAAACCAAGATCAAACATAGGCTCGCGCACATCGTCTACCGTTTCGCAGCCGTTGAACTGCACCGCTTCGATCGTGACTGGTTTTTTTGTGTATTTTCCCATCAGTTTTTCCTATCTGCTGCGTGGAGCGAAGGCCCCGCCGAACTTGACCCGCTTGCGCTCCACGCGCCGCCCATGGTCGTTATCGGCCCGCGCCAGCAGCGCAGCGCCGACCTTCACCAGCCCGACCACTAGATATTGCAGGGCGTCGTGAACGTGGCTGAAGTCGTTCTTCAGCGGCTCGTCCTTCCACCTGCCATGCCCGTTCGACATGGCGGTGCGGACGATCACATAACCATTGTTGAAACCGCGCCGCAGCCAACGTGCGCGGGGCGACACCAGCATTCCGGGCTGCCCTCCCGGATTGCGGGTCAGCGTCCCGCGCACAGGCTCGATGCGGTCAGGAATGCGGTTGCCGGGCACGGGCGCGGCTTTCAACTTCCAGCGCTTGGCGTCCTTGCGGCCCAGCTCGGCCATGCGCGCCTTGAAAGCATTCCAGAACCGGGTCGACCAGCTGGCCGTGTATTCGTCGCCATCGAAGCCCGCCGGATCGCTCCACCCGCCGCCGAACTGGCAGTTGGCATAATGCTCCATCCAGAACTCGGCGCATTCCTCGCCAAAGGATTCGGGCCCCAGCTTTTCGAGCGCCGTGTTTTCATCCGGCGCCATGACAACCAGCTCGTCCAGCACGCGGATTTGCCCGCCCGAGAGCTTCTGTCCAAAGACCGCCGCAGGCGTGGAGCCACCATCAACCGCAAGGCAGACCGGCACGCCGGGAACAGGCGTAAGCGCCTCTTTGGCGACATGGAATTCGTCGTTGAATTCAGGATAGACCGGCTGCCCGTTGCGCACCGCGCCGAATAAATTCTTGATGAAGCGGCGAATGTAATTTTCGGACTTGCCGATGCGCAGCCGGTCGTAATAGCCTTCGGGCAGATTGTGCAGGTTTTCCGCGTTCGGCTCGTCCCCACCCGGTTGACGGTGGAAACCCACGCCAAAATCCTCGCCGTACAGCGCCAGAAACTTTTCGATCTGCTCTTCGCTAAGGCCCATGTCCCCATCGACCAGCAACGGCACCACCCAATTGTCGATATCGGGGGCGTTCAAATCGGCAATGACGCCCGACCATGCGCAGCCGCCCATGTTGGCGCTGGGATAGCGACCGAGGCGCGGCATCCCGTATTCGAGAACGGCGGGATGCTGCGTGTCGATTTCGTTGGGCCACAGGAACGTGAGCTGCATCCCCTTGAAGACCTTTTCGGCCTTCCCGGCATCGTCCACCGCGCGGAAGCACATTTCCAGCTCGATTTCGGCAAGACCTGGTATCGAGATACGAACCTTGTGGTCCATCTTCTCGCCGTTCCAATTCTCGCGCGTTTGCGGGAACCAGCTGAACCAGTCCTTCATCACAGTATCTTGAAGCTGGCCGTAGGTCGGGCGCGTGACGCAGCCGCGCGCGCGCTTCACGCCATCGCGGCCCTCGTTCTGCCAGAGGCAAATATTGAGGATTTTCTGGAAGCAACTCGTGGTCTTCGCAGAGCCATACGGCCCCATGATCGCGGTAACGAAACGGCGGTCGCGGATGAACGCCTGCGAAACCGGACCAACCGGCTCCATCGTCAATGCGGTAGCTTCGCCCGTGCGCTCCAGAGCCTCCATGTCGGCGATGAAATGCGCCGCACCTTTGCGCTGCTGGGCACGGTAAGTCTGCCGCGAAGGATAATCCTCGCGCGTAGCGGGGCGGATATCGGACGGGTTCATTCGTCCTCGACCTCGCCAGCTTCACGCAAGGCATGAAGTTCTTCCTGCGTGACTTCGACGCCATCAATGCTGATGATCGAATTGCTGGTAATGGCATCGAGGCCCAGCTTCTCGATCGAATTGGCCAGCACGCTCGAATCTGTCACGGGCGCATTCAGTCCCGGAATGATGATAACCGCATCCGGGTTGCCCGTGCGGTCGATAGTGATGGGTTTCTTGCCGTGAATGTAGGGTAGGGCGTCGGTCGCAGCGTTTATCTTCAGCTGGATCGCGTCCTTACCCGTGATCTTTTGGTTCTTTGAGGACTTCGCGCCCTGCGCCAGCTCCATCTGCTGGTACAGCACGTCGACTGGCATGGTCATAATCTCGCCCAGCACGGAAAGCGGATCGCCGTACTTCTGCGTGAACCACTGCGCGACGTCCTTCTGGCGCTGGTTCCGCGACCCTTTCGGCCTGCCTGGGCCGCGCCTGCGGGACTCGCGCAGCAGCTTGCGTTGCTGCGCGAGGCTTGTGCCTTCCTCGGCCAGCAGG